ACTCGAAGAAGCACGTCGACCTCGCCGTCTGTGCGGTGGGGGCGCGAATGGGCCGTAGGATCGTGCTCAACAGCGGCAAAGTCAGAGTCCGCCGTGAAGGTTCCCGCAGCGGAAAGGCGGTCTTTTAGTGCTCTCCGAAGACGAGGCGATTGCCGCTGCGAGCTCCCTGCGGGGCGACCTCGACACCGAGCGGAACGATCTCGATGTCCTGCGGCGGTACGCGACCGGGCAGCAGGCGTTGCCGCTTGTCGTCCCGCGGGATGCGCCGGCCGAGGTCCGCGAGCTCGCCCGCACCGCGCGGATCAACCTGATCGCCATCGTGATCAACTCGCTCGTGCAGTCGCTGTACGTCGACAACATCCGGGTGACCGACAGCGGGCCGGCACGCCCGCCGGCAGAACCGTCGCTCGGCGATCGTGGCGCGACAGATCCTGACGACCCCGACAAGGCGATCGAGCCGATCTGGAAGGCGTGGCAGCGTAACCGTTTCGACCGCGGGCAGGCAGGCCTCTACCGTGCGGTTTTCCAGTACGGCTACGGGTACACGATCGTCACTCCGGGCGCCCCGACGCCGGTTATGCGGGCGGTCTCCCCGCGGCGGATGACCGCGCTGTACGACGCCGACGCCCCCGACTTCCCGGTCATGGCGCTCGAGTGGCGTAAGGGGCGGGGCAACTTCTACCGCCTCTACGCCGAGGACGACGCGGGCGACGTCGGCGTCTACACGCTCGGATACGACCCCGAGAAGAAGCGCTTCGCCCTCCTGAATATCGCTCCGCTCGATCTGAGCTACGTGCCCGTCATCCGGCACGTGCCGAGCGAAGACCTCGACAGCGACGACGAGCCCGTCGCCGTCCGCGCGGTCGGCAGTGCGCAGAACACGACCACCGCGGTACTGACCGCGGGCGAAGTCGCGCCGCTGATGACGTTGCAGGATCAGACCGACATCACATCATTCGCCCTGAAATCGGCGGAATGGTATTCGGCCTTCCGGCAGCGCTGGGTCAAGGGATGGACCCCCGAGAACCGCGCCGACAAGATGAAGTCGGCCGCCTCGCAGCTGTGGACCTTCGAGGAGCATCCCGACGAGATCGCTCTCGGCGAGTTCTCGCAGACCGACCTGTCGGGCTTCCTGAATTCCCGCGAGTCGGTGATGAAGTACGCCGCGACGCTCTCCGAGACGCCCGTTCACGAGTTGATCGGCGAGCTCGTCAACCTCTCTGCCGAGGCTCTTGCGGCAGCAGAGGCGGGCCGCGACCGGAAGATCGAGCTCGCGAAGACGTCGCTCGGCGAGTCTGTCGAGCAGCAGTCGCAGGTCGTCGGCGACCTCATGAAGGTCGACGTCCCGGATGACATCGAGGTCGTGTGGCGCGACACGAGCGCCCGCGCCTTCGGCGCCATCATCGACGGTCTCGGCAAGGTCGCGCAGATGCTGAACGTGCCGGCCGAGATGCTGTGGGACAGGATCCCGGGCGTCACGCGGCAGGATGTCGAGCGGTGGCGCAAGGCCGCCAAGGAAGGCGACTCGATCGGGCAGCTCACGAGTCTGCTCAACGCGCAGGCGGGCGCGCCCGCGGGTGCACCTCCGGCGACCAACCCGGACGGCACGACGACCTCGCCGGGCGGCGTCATCCTCCCGCGGGGGGCGAAAGCATGAGGTTCGTCAACGCGCTGACTCGGCGGCTCGGCTTCCTGGTCGTCCCGGTCCCGAGTGCCAAGATGCTCAACGAGCACGCCAACGTGTGCGAGACGCATCATCCGTCCCGTGGCGGGCGCACTGTGACGTGGATGCGGCGCGTTGCCGAGTATGCCGCCCCGGGTGGGGACGAGTACCGCTGATGGCGCTCACTGTGGCCGGCACGCAGCTCACGAGGACGCAGCAGGCGGCGCAGCTTGCACACCGCGCGCAGACGCTGCAAGGGCTGCTGCGGCTGTGGGCGCTGGTCGACGTCGAGAACCTCCCGGGCACCATCGACACCTTCGCGCAGGCTGCCGCCATCCTTGCCGGCGAGGGCTTCGACAACTCGGCCGCGACCGCGGCGACCTACTACGGGCTCTTCCGCCTCGTCGAGGGCGTCGGTTCGATCATCGTGCCGAAGGCCTCCCGCCCGGCGGTCGACTGGCTCGCGGGGCAGCTACGCGGATCGGCCCTGCGCGGCATCATCGACGCGCGCAAGGCCGGTATGTCGCTCGGCAAGGCCAAGACCGAGGGCTTCGTCCGTGTCTCGGGCGAGATGACGAAGCTCGTCCTCGCGGGCGGGCGCATGACCATCACGGGCGCCGTTCAGCGTGACAGGCAGGCGCTCGGCTGGGCGCGGGCGACAACCGGCGACCCGTGCGCGTTCTGCCGGATGCTCGCCTCCCGCGGGCCTGTCTACAAGTCCGAGAAGTCGGCTGACTTCGAGGCGCACGATCACGACGCCTGCATGCCCGAGCCGGTTTACCGCGGCGACCCCGTCAAGCTCGGCGCCGCCGAGCAGTCCGCAACTTACCTCGCCGAGTACAAGACCGCGCAGGAGTGGGCGCGTACCTCTGGCACAATGTCGGCAGGTACGAGCAATAATGCACTGAACAATTACCGGCGGTGGCTCGACAACGGCAGCCCGCAGCCGGGGGCAGACGACGGCGCTGCGGGCGCCGGTAGCAACGGAGGTAATCCGGGTGACAACTGAAACCGAGGACGACAGCAAGACCGAGACCACATTCACGCGGGCGCAGATGGCCAAGATGGTTGCCGCGCAGGTGCGGGAAAAGGTCGCGGCGGCGCTGTCGGAATACGGCGATCTGGACGAGTTGAAGCGCAAGGCGGCCGAGGCCGACAAGCAGGCTTCGCAGCTCGACCGGATCGAGCAGCAGCTCAAGGCGTCCGAGGAGCGGGCGGCGAGGGCGGAACGGGAAAGCCTCGTCCGCGAGGTAGCCGACGAGCTCGGCATCCCGCTACGGCTCGCCAAGCGGCTCGACGGCAAGACGAAGGATGAGCTGCTGGCTGATGGTCGCGAGACCATCGATGAGCTCGGAATCAAGACGAAGGTCAAGGCGAAGAGCAGCACCGCAAAGGAAGGGGCGGCGACCGAAGGCGACGACGGAGCAGAGGACGACGACAGCGCGGACGAGCAGGAAGAGCCAGCCAGCCGGCAGGCACCGACTCGCACCGCGCGCCCGCGCGAGACCCTTCGTAGCGGCGCCCCTCGCACCGAGACGAAGCCCGAGGAGACCAACCCGCTCAAGCTCGTCGAGGGCATCCCCCGGCGATAAAAACCAGGCGGTACGGCCTATCCGTCCGCTAGCAGAGAGGTAGGAAACAAGGTGGCAAACACCTTTCTCAAGCCGACGGTGATCGCCAATACGGCGATCGGACTGCTGTACCGCGAGCTCGTCGTCGCCCGCACCCTGTGGACCGACGCCGTCAACCCGGGCGAGTTCACGGGCGCGCTCAACGACACGGTCAACATGCGCATTCCCGCCCGCCGCACCGCCCGGAAGCGCACCCTGCGGGCCGGCACGGCGATCGTCAACGACGTCTCGACCGAGTTCTCGATCCCCGTGACGCTGGACACCGACGTTTACAACGGCGCCCCGATCACCGACGAGGAGCTCACCCTCGACATCCGCGATTTCGCGTTGCAGGTGCTCAACCCGCAGATCCGCGCCGTCGCCGAGGGTCTCGAGGACGAGGCGATCAACGAGATCGAGAACGCGGCCTACCGGTCCGACATGCAGATCAACCCGGACTGGACCGAGTTCAAGGTCGGCGGGCGTACCGACTGGTACCTCGTCGCGGCCCGCGCCGCGAAGCTGCTCGATCAGAAGAAGGTTCCCGCGGCCGACCGCACCCTGCTGGTCGGTGCGGACGTGAAGGAGCAGATCATCACCGATGACCGCTTCTCGCGCTTCGACGGCATCGGGCAGTCGGCGACCGACGCCCTGCGGGAGCGGACCATCGGCCGCATCGCCGAGTTCAACGTCGTTCCGACGACCGACATCGACGACGGCGCGGCCTACGCGTACCACCGCACCGCCTTCGTGCTGGCCACCCGGGCGCCGGCCGTGCCCCGCGGCGCC